AAACAGGATACCTATGCTCCTCCTGGTTCGAATTGGTCAAGTACTACGATTAATCTAGGCAGAGGTGCACAAGCCATTCCACCGTCTATCTTTGCAAACCCATTTTCATCTAAAGATACATCGGGAGTATTTCCTAATCCACCCGGCTATACTCCACAGGCTCCTCCTGCTCCCCCTACTTCTAAATCTGGTATAACTCCACCCTCAACATTTGGGGCTCCTGGCACTCCTGCTCCTTCTATCACTGGTGGTGCTCCCTCAACATTTGGTTCTTGGTTATTTGGTAAATCTAGTTTGGCTCCTGGAGTTGGATATAATCCATCAGCAGATCCATTTGGGGCTGGAGCAAGTGCCACGATGGATACTTGGTCTAATGCTGCTACCAAAATGGCTCCTCCTACTCCTAATCCAGCCGATACAGGTAAGGATTCTACAGGGACTAATGGTGCAGCTAAACTTGGTCCTTTATCCTATAACAACTGGCAATCTTCTAGAGTAGCAAATCTTGTCGTACGCAATGTCCCCGGTAGTAATATCTTTATGACCGCAGCAGGAATGACAGGCTAATGCCTCCATCAAATACAGCAGTTCAATTAACATATCAAGTTTGTCCAATTATATTAACCGGAGGAATTGCTACACAGTCTCCTGGTGGATTGATACCTATGCTGAGTTTACTTTTAGGTGCTGGATTTAATTCTTTAGGTCTTCCATTTGATATCGGTGATTTAGATGATGCTTTTGGTGCTTTCAATGTATTAGCCGGGGGAACTTTAATTAGTCAGACTATTGCTAAATATCCGTTTGCTAATCAAAACGTAGCAGCAAATGCAACGATTGTAGAACCATTGACTTTATCGCTTATTATGGATGCCCCAATGCGTACTCCTCAGGCATTCGCTTATAAGCAAATGATGATGACTGGGTTGCAACAGACTCTTGCTAATCATAATAATGGGGGTGGAACTTATACTGTAATGACTCCGGCTTTTATGTATCAGAATTTGATTTTGGTTAGCTTAACTGATAATTCTAGATCGAATAATTCATTACCACAGAATGCGTGGCGATTTGATTTTGAAAAACCATTGATAGCTCTAGAAGACCTTCAGGGCGCTCAGAATCTATTAATGTCTAAAGCTTCAGGTGGATTAGTTACAGATGGGAATCAGTCTGGTCCGCAACCAGGACTTATGGGACCACAGCCAGCTCTTATTCAAGATCCTAATACACAACTCGGAGGAAATCTTACAAGTTTGAGTGGTGCAACAGCACAAGGAGTTGCTGGAACTTATATGAATTATCCAGCAATCGCAAATGCTGCTAGTTTCCCATTTACTAATATCCCATGACAATAGTAATCCCATTCTTACCATCAAACTTAGTTGCTCCAAATTTCAAGGTTACTCTTGATAATGTGGATTATAAGATAATTGTAACTTGGAATATATCAGCACAACGCTATTATGTGAACGTATATGGTCTGGATGGTTCATGGGTAATAACTGTTCCATTGTATCAATCACCACCTTCTCGAGCAGTAAACTCATTATCATATGATAATCTAAGAAGAGTTATGACTGTAGAATTAGTGGCACCTCCTTTGTGGCCTATTCCTATTGGTTCAACTGGAACAATGACACCTCCTGGTACAATGGTTGATTATTACTTAGAGAATTTTGATCCTACCATACTAAATGTAAAATGGCGATGCTTGCATATTAATGATACATACTTTGAATTTCCATTAGCTAATGATCCTGGGCAGATAAATGTACTTGGTTCTGTTGGTAGATATCTAAGCATGGTTGATGGAATATTCAGTTCTACACTCATATACCGCAATGGTGCATTCGAGGTTAGTCCATAATGGGCCGTTACGACTCACATAAACACCCGTTTCAGTATCGGATGAACCAATGGTCCGCTAAACGGATCAATGATGGTATTGAACGGGAAGCCAAATCTATTCCATGTCATGTTACCAAGGTTGATAAAGATTTTATTTATGTTGCATTTGAAACACAAAATGGAATCTTCACACCTCCAACAGTTAAGATCCCAAAGTCTAATTCTCAGTATGCTAGGGAACCTACTCAAGTAGGTGATAAGGGCTATGCTGTTCCCGGTAATTATTATCTTGGCGGTGTCACTGGTGATGGAGGTGGTAACACTGATTTTTATCCTCGTGGTAATCTCACTACTCTATCGTTTAACGGTCTTAGCCATACGCAAAATCCGCAGCGTGATTATGACCAATTAACTCATATGGGTGGCCCTAATGGTTGGATCGCTGGGCCATATCAAAAACAAGCACAAAGTCAACAGGATCAACAGAATCAACAAAATTCTCAAATTGCAATGATGTCATTGCGACGAACAACTATGTTTAGGAATGAACAGCAGAAATTTAATAGTGTCACTACTTTCGATGCAACTACAAGTGGAACGTCTGATACTGGGCAACAAACAGGTCAGCAGCAACAGAATCAGGACCTTACTCAATTTAGTTTTGATAAGAATGGCAAGGCTCTTGTTCAAAGTAAAGATGCTAATCACAATGTAACTGTGGATCAGCAGAATAAGACTGTGTCGATGAAATCTTCGAATATCATTTACCACGATCCTGGCAGCGGCAAAGTCTTCCTTGGCGGAGATGGAAAGACTGGAAAATATTGTCAGGTTGGTACCACTTGTGGTATAAGCATCAATGTCTGGGCGAGGGTTGGATGAGAACATATGGGCGTACCAGAGATGTCGTAACCGGCAAGAAGACGTGGTGGGTCGTTGCAACCGATACCAATGGATTCAATGATTCTGTTTACCTAACTACTCTTGCACAAGTATGTAAATTGAACTTAGGTGAAAGTCCGTTCTTCGCAAATTATGGTATTCCAGCGCATCCATCTGTAGTCATGCAAATTTTCCCAGACTACTATATGGTTCGTACTCAACAACAATTTTCTAAATTCTTTGCTTCACTTATCCTAACCGCTGCTCCTATTTTACAAGGGGCACCAGATGATGATGGAAGACCTGTGCCTGCCTACAATATCCAAGTTCTAACCAATTATGGTTCTATAATTGGTTTAACCACTGCTTCCGGCTATCCAACAGTACAACCGATATAATATCATGGCTATCCTTCCACTTATAATGACATCTCAAGGGTTGCAACCAGCGACACCTGCTGACTTGCGGAATAGATTGATAACACTTGTTGCGGGCAATGCCCCAGACTATACTGCTAATCTTCCAGGTTCACTAATTGAAGATATCTCTAGCACTGATACATATGCCTTGGTAGAAAGTGATAGTTTTCTTGTTGACCTTGTTAACTCTATTACTCCTTATGGTGCCAATGCTTACCTCCTAAATCAACTCGGTGTTCTTTATGGTGTTGATCCACAACCTATTACGAATACATCCGTTTTTGTCGTTTTTACTGGTACTCCCGGCTATGTTATCGGTCAAGGTTTTGTAGTTGGGGATGGAACTTATCAATATGTTTGTCAGTCTGGTGGTATCATTGGCACAAATGGAACCTCGCTTCCTATATATGCTTTAGCTATTCAGCAGGGAGCATGGCCAGTAGCGGCGAATACCGTTGTGCAGTTAATTACATCTGTTCCGTCTAATGTTTCACTTACTGTCAATAACCCTGTTTCTGGTATACCTTCTCAGTCTGGTGAACCAATCAGTGTTTATAGGGAACGCTGTTTTACGGCTGGTCTTGCTTCTTCCACTGGTATGGCTAGGTATCTCAAGACGCTATTGGCAAATGTGCCGGGAGTGCAGAATAGATTGGTTTCTGTACAAGAACAGGAGGATTTAGAAGCATTTACAGTTATCTGTGGTGGAGGTGATCCTTATCAAGTTGCTTATGCAATCTGGCAAGCAATGTTCTATACTCCAGGTTTAACTGGTGCTCTTATACGTGTTGCTGGCATTTCAAACACAAATCCTGTCACCATAACAACTGTTGACAATCATAATCTACAAACTGGGAATATTGAAGTCGTGTCCGGTAATATTGGATTTCCATATATCAATAATGTACCTTATCCAATTACAGTTACTGGATTACAAACCTTTACTATTCCAGTAGATGGCACACAATATGGAACATGGCAATCTGGAGGAGTTGTTAATCCTAATCCTATAAATGAAAGTGTTACAATTTCTGACTACCCAGATGGATTTCAAATACCATTCGTAATTCCACCACAAGAAACAGTTAATATCACGGTAACATGGGAAACAGATTCCCCTAATTATGTTTCATCCTCTGCTATCGCACAGGCAGCTTCCCCGGCTCTTATAGAATATATTAATAGTCTTCCTGCTGGAACAACTCCTATTAATTTGAATGTATTGAACCAAGTGTTTATAGATTCTATTGCTAACATTCTTGCAGGTGAATTAGTCATTGATTTATCATGGGTTATTTCTATCAGCGGTGTTGGTGCAGTTCCTGCTGCAGGAACTCAAGTTATTTATGGAGATCGGTATAGTTATTTCTATACTGATAGCACTCAAGTTACTGTTCTTCAAGGTCCTTAATGATTATTCTTAAGCCAGGATTTGTTACGCAGGTTCCAGTCGGTGGGCAATCTGTCCAAGTTGGTGATACAACGATTGATCCAAATGGTGGTTTAATTATCAATCCACTAAGTGCTACAGATCAAGGTGTACCGACTGCTGAGTCTTTATGGGTTAATCTGGTAGGCGCGGCAACTACATCACCGTCTAATGGTACTGTAGAAATAGTTCCTGGTCAGGCTTTTCTTGTTCCGCGCGGTTCGAATGTTTGGGTCACGGCGACTACTTCAGGTCATCAATTTACTGCATTCTTTTCTTCTAACTATACTGTTCCATTCCCTCCTGGCATGGTTCCAGGCATGCCGGGGAGTGGAACTGGTGCTATTCTTGGTGGAATAACAGGAGGACAACCATTTCCACCTTCAGCCGTGACTGGGCTTACGACAGTAATTCCGTCTTATTTATACCAAGAATATTCTGATGATGATGACTTACAAGGCTTTGTTGCTGCACAGAATCAAAGCCAGCAAGATTATGTTGATACTTTTAATGCTCTAAATCTTCCAATATATACTGGTCAGCCATCGTTAGTAGCTGGTGCATTGCTAGATTGGGTAGGAGCTGGTGTTTATGGGATGGCTCGCCCAGCTCTTGATTCTGGTCGTCCTGAGGTTATGGGGCCTCTGAATACATGGGTCTGTAATTGGCTATATCAAATATGGAGTCCAGCACCTCCTAATGTTTCAATCAAATTTGGTCTCAATATATTACAGTTCCTTAGTATTGGTACTATCGTTATTACTGATGATGATCTTTATCGTCGTATTCTAACATGGCATCTATATAAAGGGGATACTAACTATTTCAGCATCCGTTTTATGAAGCGTCGAATTTGGCGATTTTTGTATGGAGAAAATGGATCTACACCAAGTTTTGCTGTTGATCCAATGTTGGGGTATCAACCCCATCCTAGTGGTTTTGCAGATCCTGATGATGCTTTTATTGCTGATACAGAACAGATTAGTCTCTCTATAGGTGTTGATCAAAATGTGACTATACGCTTTGTCTTAGGTCATCGTACAGTAACGGGAGGAGCATTATTAAATGAATTTGGACCTAATGGGTTTGAGCCTGCAATTGGAAAAACTCCTCCATGGGATATAGGAGTCGCAGGGATTACGTTGAATGATCTGGAAACTACATATGTTCCTTACAAGCCGTTACCGTATATGTCTACGTTTAAAGAGGCATTGGATTCTGGGGTACTAGAAGTCCCGTTCCAATTTAACTTCACTTGTCACATCGGATAGGGCGTTATCATGACTATACTATTCAGTAATAACGCTTCTACAACGGTTTCAGGAAGCATCACGGCTGCGAGCACAACTGTCATGCTTGCGGCAGGAACAGGTGTCTTATTTCCAAACCCAACTGGAGGAAATTATTATTGCGCAACATTCTATGACCAAGCAACTAAGACCCAAAACGAGATTGTGCATGTCACAGCTATGTCTGGTGATACGGCAACCATTGTTCGTGCTCAGGAAGGTACGACTGCTAAGGCTTGGAGTGCCGGAGATATTTTTGCTAATCTTGTAACGGCTGGAACTCTGAATGCATTCGTTCAAGCTGGCACTGGTCCGGCAAGCACGGCTCAGATTTATGTAGGTACTGACACATCTATCACACCAAATCTTGTTATTGCGAATACAAATCCTGTACCCGCATCATTAGCCGTAGGTATGGTGTTTGATATCAAAGTTGCAAATACGACAACTGCTGCTGTTAATCTACAACTCAACGGTGGTGCCAGTATTGCAGCCGTTCGTACCGATGGTTCACCCATGGTTGGTGGGAACCTTGTCGCGGGTGAAAACTATTTCTTCATTTATAATGGAGTTAATTTTACTTCTACAATTCCACCAATCCCGGCAGCACCTCCGCAAACTGTATTCTATGTGAGAACTGATGGTAATGATAGCAATGATGGATTTTCAAACACACCATCACATGCTTTTCTGACTTTACAGGGTGCAGTCAATGCTATTCAGGCTCGATACATTTCACAAGCTGGTGTTACAATCAGAGTAGCTGATGGAACATATAACAGTGGTATCGGTGTAGGTGGAAGTTATATCGCAGGTTGGAATGTTATTGGAAACACTGCAAGTCCTGGTAATGTGATTATCGTTGCAACATCTACAAATCCTGCTTCTTATGTTTCTGGTGCACCATATGGGACGGGTGCTTCCTCTAGCGTTGGAGCGAGGCTAACTCTTAGTGGGTTTACATTCCAGTCATATGATCCAAATGTTTTCGCAGTGGACGGTGGTTATATAACTATCAGCAATTGTAATTTCACCGCTCCAGTTGATGGAAATAGTGCTATTATAGCTGGTGGTGGCTATCTTTTCATGTCTGGCACTTGTTCATTTTCAGGAGCAACACATTGTGCCTCTATTTTTAGTGCATCGAATTCTGGAATACTGACTTTGGGATCATATAATGTTTATCAAGTCAATAATCTTACTTTCAATGTTTCAGGTTCACCATCAGTAGATGAAACAGCAGGAGCTTTAACTTCTGGTGTCATTGGTATCGAAAATAGAGCAGTTACATTCACAGGTGGTACTCCTGTTGGAAATCAATATGCTACCAGTACGGCTGGAGGCATTTTCTTTAGTACTGGTGTCACGACTATATTCCCCGGTACTCTAGCTGGTGTTGTTACTTCTCCTGGATGGATCAACTAAAAGGATGTCTTAAATGTCAACTCCTGTTATTGGTCTGGCCACTCAGACTGTCACTGCCGGTGTTCCGGTTAATGCCATAGCCGCGAATCAATCTGGTGGGTATATCGTTAATCCACTTTTAGCAGCAGATCAGGGACTTGGAGCATCTGAGGTCCTGTATATAAATCAAGTCGGCGCAGCCACTGTGGCTGCAAATGGGACGACCATAGCTCTCCAGCCTGGACAATCATATACAGTTATTCCGCTGACTACAACTCCAGTGAGTGTTGCATCTCCAAGTGGCGGTCATAAATTTACCGCAGTTCAATGGCCATAGTATGACAGAACCAATTGTAGAACCATTTGATGCAGTCCTAGGCTCTGGAGCCGGTGGTCCACTTACGGCTCCATCTCCATGGACCCAGTTTCCCGGCTATGTCTATTATGGCGGAGGTATAGTACTCGGTGTTGCTACAACTGGGGGGAATCAAGGTAACGGTACGGTTAATGCTCAAAGCTTCTATATCAATGGAACATTAGTCAATTTAAATAATTATCTGCTTCTTGCTGGTGGAACATTAACAGGGCCTTTGATCTTAGCAGCAGACCCAACGAATATTCTCGGTGCTGTAACCAAACAGTATGTTGATAATAATATCACCACTATTAACACATCCTTAGGAAATTATCTTCTTAAGTCTGGCGGCACTATCACTGGCAATTTGGCTATCACTGGTAATTTATCTATGACTGGCACTACCACTCTATCAGCTGATCCAGCCGCTAACCTACAAGCAGCAACGAAACAATATGTTGACAACAAATTTTCTGGCCTTATTGCCATACCAGATGCACCGAGTGACGGCAGCACCTATGGCAGGAACAACGCTGCATGGACCAATGTTCTTGACGCGGGAACTTTCTGATGGCTACCAACATTCTGAAAATCCTGCGCTCCCTTACTCCCGGTAATCGGCCGTCTAGCCGGGTGTATGGGGAACCATACGTTAATCTTGGTGAAAATCAATTTGGCGTGATGAACGCAAGTAACGTTCCGCAGGATCTTCTTGCTGCTACGAATTACTCTACATCTGTTAATTATGCTTTGAATCAAGTCGTAAATTATTCTGGTCAACTTTATATTTGTACTGCCGCAACGATTGCTGGTGCATTCAACCCAGCACAATGGTCTCCGCTTTTTGCTTGGGGAAGTTATGCTGGTGGCTTTGTCAATAAGCTTCGCAATGGCAGTTTTAAACTCTGGCAACGACATGGAACTGCATATACTTGTCCTTCTAGTACTTTGGTTATGGTGGCGGATGGTTGGTACAATTATTTTGATCAGGCAAGTTGTGTTGTACAGGACAATGGCAGCCACCAGATGCAGATTATTGGTTCTTCTTCTGCATTGACACAATGTCTGACACAGCAACGTATACCTTCTGATAGTAGTATAACTCTTGGTGGAATTAATTGTACATTTCAAATAGCTATTTTCAATTCTACTGGAGCAACTTTCACTCCAACACTTACGATTTTCTATGCCAATACAAAAGATAATTGGGCCAGTTCTACGACAGCTCTGGCTGCAACAAATCTACAACCTTGTGCCAATGGTGTTTGGACGACTGTTGCTTACACATTCAATGTACCTGCGGCTC